GTACGCCTTGCCAGCCTTGCTCACGCCTGCTGGCTTGAACTGCCAGGCGGTGCGGTGGTCAGGGCATTCGCCCTCCGCAAAGAGCATGGCGGCGGCTACAGCCACATCCGTGCTCAGGACTGAAGGCTGAGACTGGCTCACAGAATCAACGGAGACCGCCCTAGGAGCCACGGAGAGGCTCGTTCCAGTGCCTGATGCATATAGTGCCCTCCCCACCGATAGTTGGGCCGCACAGCGCCTGAGGGCATCTGACGCTGCTGACTTGTATGGCTCGTCATCCTGAGCGCTGTTTGGGTAGCCGAAGTCCTGTCGGACGGTGGTCACGCCATCGATCACGGCGATCAGGGTGCCGTGTACCACCTTGGCGGCAGCGTCTGCCACCTTGACCTCAAACTGCCAGCCAGCCAGACCGAGCACATCGTCAAGGCGCTGAGCTACGGCTCGCGCATCGGCGTAGGTGAAGGTCATTCCGCCGCGCCCTGGGCGCTGCTTTAGGTCTGTGCCGGTAAAGGGTGCGGCCAGTGCCGCTGCGATTTGCTTACTCATTCTCTGGTCCTCCAATGGTCTCTACAGGTAGCAGTTTCTCCGCCACCAGATTCAGTGAACTTGCCTTGGCAATGTGTCCGCTCTCGAATACGGTTCCCTCCTTCACTTCTGTTGCCAGATAGAGATACTGGCTCTTATCCATCACTCCGAGCAGCCACGCGCGCTGGAACCGTGTAGCGCTCGGTGCGCCATTCCGATCCTCACCGAACGCGAGCTGCAAGTGAACGAATGCGTAATAGTCCACCGCTTGGTGGTCTCGGATGTAGTCAAAGACGCTCACCTCAACATCGTCGCCAGCCGGTCGGCTCCACGCCTTGGTCTTGACATCGACCTTCAAGCCGCACACTTCGTAGTCGTGCGTCGTGCGATTGACTGGCAGGTACGGCATCCGCTTGTCTCGGAGCACCTGCTCAAAGACGGCCTGCCCTAGCACGCCAGTCCAAGTCGTATTGCCGTCAGCCTTGTCCTGCCGGAATCTCAGTCGCGCCGTTGAGCGCGCTGCCTGATACATCTCTTCAGCCCTGACGATGATTGCTGGAGTAAGTTCTACTTCAATCACGCTTGATCCTCCTTGCCGCCAAAGAGGCGGAATACTCGCGCCCCTGGCTTCTCTGAGGTGAACTTGCTGACGCTCGCTTCATAGGTCTCTGGCGCTAGGCCACGCAGGACATCTGCGATGCTCTCCCAGTCCACCTTGACGCTGCTCTTGTTGGTCTTCCAGGTGGCAAGCCAACCCTGACCCTTGACTCCTTCGCCATCGGCGATGGCTTCCTTGATGGCGATTGCCATCTCCTTTAGCGCGGCATCGGCAGCCTCTGCCTCAACCTTCGCTTCGATGTAGAGCCGCGCAATGTGATCCAGCTGCGGATCAGCCACGGCGTAGGTGTTGTTGCTCTGCGGCTTGACTTCAGCGAGCGTGTCGCTGTCGTTGCCGGTCAGAGGTGGCGGAGTCTTGGACTGCACCAACTCGCGGAACAGGACGGCCTTGTCGAACAGTTGCGTCTGGTAGACAGGGTCAGCCTCCACTCGCTCGATGCGGAACACCAAGCCAGAGAGCAGCACTGCGACATCGCAGTACGACGCGCCAGTGATGAACATCTGCCACTGCACCTGGTCGACATACTCAGGTGGCACTGGGTACAACTGCCAGCGGTTGCTCGTTGAGGTCTTGATCTCTACGAGACCGTCGGTGTCGCCCACGATCGTGCGGTCCAACGATGCCATTGCCCAACTGTGCTCTTTCAACCGCACGATTCCGTTGCTCTTTCGCAGCTTCTTGCCAGTCTCGGCGGTGTAGTAGTCGGCGACTGCCTGCTCTAGCAGCTGACCGCGATGTGCAGCCGCTCCGACTTCCTGCTCACCGACCTGACCTGTCAACTCTGCCCAGAGTCGGTACGCCGTCTTGTACGGCGATGTGCCGTTGATGGCGGTGATACCGGTGGCGGTGATGCCGCCCTTCCGAAGATCGAACCACTCTGGACTCCGCTGCGGTGCGGATACAAACTCAAAGCGCTTGCTCATTGTGTCCTCCCAAATACTGCCTGGCTCTTAGCGATCTGGATCAACAGCGCCCAGCACACGCCGCAAATCTGATCGCGCTTCTGTGTCGACTTGGTCTTGACTGGACCCTTGCAGTAGGCGCACCTCATCGGCTCACCAACTGAAAGACCAACACGGCCAGTACCCAGAACGCCATCACGGCGACGGTGAAGCTGAAGCGCTCACGGTTGTGAGCCTCTCGCTCTAGGCGCTGGAAGTCGCTCACAAAGGACTTGTGCTTGACCATCCTTGGAGTGGACCTGCGGTTGATCTTCATAGCGAACCGCCAACGATCAACACGAAGATGATCGATGCAACGAAGATGGTGTAGGTCGCCATCTCAGCGAAGCTCGGCATCTCGGTGTATTCACGCAGACCTGCAAAGTCCGACTTAGGTCGGTTGCGATTGTCCGGTGTGCGCGGATCGTAGTAGCGCGTCAGCTTGCCGTTCTCCAGCACGCTGAATGTCTGTGGCTTCCTCTTCATAAAGACCTCCTGTACCAGCAGAGCCGAATGGCTCATTCCTCACTGGCAGGAGCAGCATACGCTCAACGGCAAGCAGCCGTCAACCCCTAAAGCACAAGAAGTGGTGTGAATATGTTTTATGCAGGGTGGATACTCCCCTGGGTGGAGGAGGAGCCACCCAGGGGAAGCCGCCTAGGACGGCTGTGTCGAGTCCTCTAGGCTGATCGCTACCAGTAGTCGGAGGCAGACCCCACAGAGCAGCTCGTCGGCGCTCTCGACCTCCCAGACCCTAGCGACCATCTCGCAGACGGAGCAGTTGCCGAATGGCTTGGCGACCTTGACCGGCACGATTTACTTGTGAGGGCCGTTGCCGTTGCGGATCTCTTGCTTCGCCTTGCCCACGCCGAACTTTGGATCGTCAGGGTTGAGGGCGCGCACGATGACCTGAAGGCAGGCGGCGATTGCACCTGCAAGGATCATATCCGCCTGATCTGCATCGAGCTTGGTCAACTGGCTACCAGTCGCCAATAAGAGGGCTAGTGCCGTACCGAGTCCTGTGCGGAGCGCTTCCGTGAGCATCTCATCGATGCCTGTGTTGGCAATGAGCCACGAGATCGACGCGACCGTCTTGGCGCGGAAGCCCTTCTTGCCGTTGCTCGCCTTCGCGGCTTCAACGAGCGCGTTGACTGCTTCCTTGCTCTTGTCATCCCAGTCCACGCGCAACAGCGCCGCCTCAGCGTCGGCAATCACGGCGGCTGTCTTAGCCTTCTTGGTCACTGGAACCTCCTTAGCGTGGCTGGTTGGTGCCTGTACGACGATTGTAGGAGCAGGCGCAGGTGCGACTACTGGCGCTACCACAGGAGCAGGAACGACCACAGGCGCTGCGACTGGCGCAGGCGTGGCAACCTTGCCTGGGTAGGTGACGATCAGCAGGCACTTGTAATCGACCTTGACCTTCTTTGCCTTGACCTTGCTGTTGGCGATCTGGCGCAGCTGCGCCTCTGTCACCGGCACGGCGTACTTCTCAGCGGCGACCTTCTCGTCGCGAGTCGGACACGCCCACTGCCAGCCGTGGTCTTCGCACCATCCTGCGGAGGTCATATGGCCGTAGCCAGCCTTGATCTTCTCTGGCGAATGCTTGCTCCACCACTTGAACCAACGGTCGTGCCACGCGCTGATTTTTACATCGGCTGGGTAGAAGGATGGACCTTGCTGAACCCACACCATAAGTGCTGCGCCGCCCTTGGCTGCGGCGACTGCGTCCTCCCAAGACTTGGCGTAGCGAGCCTTTCCGCCTAGGTGGGCGATGACCTTGATGGCTTCGGCAAGACTGCCGCCATTGTCGGACTTACCCTGCACATCGGCTCGACCTGTGACTTTCTTCATTGCGATTACTGCCTGTGCGGCGGTTGGGCTTAGTTCATATTTTGAACTCCAGCCAATCGCTGCCGCGCAACTACTCCAGGTGCAGTCGTCTAGGATCTGCTTCGCGCCCTTCAGCTGGGATTCAGCGTCAGAATAGAGCTGTGAGGCAACGCGGTACAGCGGCATTAGGCGTTCTCTTTCTTGATCAGCACGGCGACTGCTCGACCGGCTGCGTCAAAGTCCAGAGCGGCGCTGACAGGGAATCCCTCTGTGCAGCCCTCTGTGTAGTCGTTGCCATCTTCGCCCTGCTTCCAGAGCGTGCCGCCAAAGGCGCTGTTATCGGCGCTCAGGACAAGTGCCACCCACTCTCCTGGCGCGGTATTGATGCGTGTCCAACCCTGTTCGTGGATCTGCTCGATGTGATCTGCTGCGATCATTATTCCTCCATCCACCTAAGTGGTCCAGTGACGAGCCAGATGATTGTCAGCCCACCGAATAGCGTCGCCATCGTGGACTGCGTGTCGCCCTCTGGCAGAACAACGACAGCAAAGAGCAAGCCTAGGATTGTCCAGGCTCCGCCTACTAGGTCAATGATAATCCGCTTGATCACTTGGTTGCCTTTCTGGCTGCACTTGCAGCTGCTGCACTGGCGGTCGATGCTGCGGCGACGGCCGCACTGGCTACCTGACCGACGATGATGGCGATGGCGACTGGTGCAGCCTTCTCTTTCTCGACCGGAGAGAGATCCTTGCCGAGATTGGCGATGGCTTCTACAGCCTGCGAGACCGTCTCCGCTACTGCGGCTGCCGCCTCACCAACTGCTTCGCTCACTGCCGCGATTGTCTCACCGACGACCGCTGCTGCTTCTTCCGCAATGTTATCTGGTGAAGGCTCAGGCGTTGGCGTTGGCTCCACGCTCGGCTCAGGTGTCGGTGTTGGTTCTACTGACGGTTCAGGAGTAGGTACAGGAGTGGGAGTAGGAGTAGCGGTAGCTGTCGGAGTAGGAACTGGCGACGGCTCAGGCGTGGGCGACGGCTGGGGTGTGGCAGTCGGTGTCGGTTCTGGGGTTGGTTCAACACTTGGCGACTCACTTTCTGTAGGGCTTGGGGTAGGCTCCGGCGATGGAGTTTCTGATGGACTTGGTTCTGGCGTTGGCTCAACAGATGGCTCTGGGCTTGGCTCTGGTGACGGCTCTGCGCTTGGCTCTGGCGTTGGTAGCGCGCTGGTAGTCAGCCACTCAGTTGGCACGGTGCCGTAGCCGCTCGGCGATCCGTAGTCCAGGCGCGCACACGCGGCACCGCCCCACTCGAACATCCAGATGTCGAGCGCGTAGGACTGACCTGCGACGAGCTGCGAGTAGCCCTCATTCGGTCCAGACCAGTGACCGCCGCAGCCGTGGAAGTTCCAGTCATCAAGCGTCAGCACGCCGTCTAGCGTCATCCTCCAGCCATCGTCGCTCCAGTTG